CCGGAGAATAGGTCTAGACCTTTCTTGAAGTTTAGATACATTTCACATTCCAGGAATGGAGGAACGAAGCGATTCTTTACAGTTAGTGCCCGTAGTGTTGTACCGCTATACTTATTGGCTTCCGGAAGCATTACATCGTCGTCATCAGCTTTGTCATTCTTCTCATCTCTTTTAGCTAACTGAACTAGTACGCTTGCAAGATATACAGGACCTTTACCTCCGGATTGGTTCTTGACTAAGGTTGGAAAGAGAGCTCCCGGGTCATCGTAAGTATGGTTACTGAATAGAATAGTTGTACCAGACAAAGCGGCTTTGAATGTAAGTAATCTCATCATACTTTTGAGTCCTTTCGCTCGAAGGCCCATATCCATTGCAGTCTTCCCCTTTGCAGCATCATCAACTTCTTTCTGACTAGCTAAGTTTCCCAGGCTATCAATTGAAACAATAAACTTTCCTTGCTGATTAGCTTCTACAATACCATCCAACAAAGCGGATAATTGATTCCGGCATTCTTCAACCGTCTGAACCGGTACATACTTTACATTATCTGGATCTAGTCCGACACCTCTTGTACTGCTCTCATCAACAGCTATCTCAGTATCAAATATAACCGGTATATAGCCTTTCTTTTGAGCATTAGCTAAGATTTTATTAATAATATAAGTTTTACCAGCTGCGGATGGTCCGGAAAATCCGGTGATTCTTCCCTTAGGTATACCTCCATGTAAACTGCCGGAGATTATGGCGTTTAATACCATACATCCGGTGTCTATATACTCAGTAACCGTGGAGAGGGCGCTTTCTGATAAAAACTTCGCTTCCGGGTTGAGCTTATCTAGCTTTGCGAAGGCTTTTAACGCGTCTTTATCAGGCATTGTATTATTCGTCGAATAACTTGACAACCTCTGCAGAGTTTTCACTCTTACCAGGAGTTGTTGCAGGTGTCCCGGGGATTGGAGCAGCGGCAGCGGACGGAGTACCCTCAAAGATACTAGCGTACTGCTGTTTAATGTTATCATCAAGCTCAATGTCTTCGCTCAACACAACACTATTAGCATTAAACGTCCAGTGTACTCCATTTTTCTTTGAATTCTCAGAAGTGAACTCTTGAAAGAAGAATGGAAGCAATTGAACCGCTAGCTGATTATTGTCTTGTTGTACTTGAATATTAACAACTCCAGGGTTAAGGACCGTAATTACGTCCGACGTTTGTTTTGTGATACGACCGATTACGACACGTCCTACAGAATCAATAAACGCTGTAACTTCCGGTAATGAATTCTTTTTCTTACTCATAACAATATTATAATATATGTTTAACGTGAAATCTACTTTAAACTGCTAACAAATCAAAAAGATCTGTCTGTACTTGTTTCCCGGGGCGAGATAACCTCCAATTAACAGCGTCATAAAACCTCTCAATGACGCTATATACAATTTTTTCGAACATTAGCTCCACATCCGGCTTGAAGACATCCTTAAACTCATCCGGGAGGTAATATTTATATGCAATAGCAGAAATTCCATACTTGTTAGGTTGGTTGACGTAAAAATATCTGACCTTATCTCCGGAGCCTATCATCTCATACTCTTGGTCAATCTTATGCTTCTTCAAGAGAGTGTTGTGATAGTAACTAGCTTTGACATGGATTGGCATTCCTTTAACGGCAGAGAAGCCATCACATCGATCGGCATATTTGTCATAGTTAGATATACCCATAGCGAACGCGAAGTTTTCAACCGGGAGAGATTTAAATGTATTATACGCTTCTAAAAATACTTCATTCACCCTTGAGTGGTTCTTGGTCGATAGCATTGTTTCAATTATCTTCTTTACGTATGGCTTGATAGTTTTAGGCATAGTACTTCGAACGACTTCAACACCAGTATATTTAAATTTATTAACCTCAAATCCTTCATCATCTAAAATATGTAAAACATATCGTTTCTTCTGAAGAAAAATACCTACATCACACATACACTCGCGCTTAAATACAAACCGGCTGTCTTTGCTATTAAGTACAGTTTGAGACCATTTCGTTATTTCGGTATTGAGGTGGTCTTCTATATCCTCTGCGGCTTTATAAGCTTCCGGAGTTACTTTACTATCAATACTGAATGGGACTCCTATACTATCCATTAGTGCTTTGATCGTTATATAGCTTGAATCGGTATCATTGTATACAATTGGATTTACACTCTCATCGCCAGTACGTTGATGAATATACTTCTTCAAGATATCATTCGATTTTTTGATAACCGCTTGTCCTGTTAACGTTATACTCCTAGCAATATCAGGATCACCAACCGGAGCGTGTTTATTACCAAAATACCCATATACTGTATTAATTAAAATCTTAAGAGTAAATTGCTTGATATCTAGTCGGTTTATATCAGAATTGATATCATTGTACTGCCGGGATTCTTTTTTTGTCCTAGTGAGCTTTTTCTTAAGCTTCTTATGTTCTTTTTTAATCTCAACTCTGTCTTGATAGATTTTATCAACGATTTCTGGAACGATTCCTTTCTTAGCTTGTGAAAAGAGAACCTTTGCTTTTGATACAGAGATATCTTCCTTATTGATAAAGTCTAAGAATTTTTCATGAGTTAGTGTAAAGATTTTACCACTGACATGTCTTATGGTTACATGAGTGTCAGTCTTATCAACGATCGTACCTACTTTCGTCTCTGGAGAGAGGTTGAGCGTGATCATTGTATTCGGATATAGACTGTTTGCATCAAAAGAAACAACATCTTCCTGAAATCCTCGTTGAGGTTCTCCGACATACGCGCCTTCATATTTACCGGCGGTGGACGGATCTTTTACAAATGTAGGTATTACTAGGCCCTTTTCATGTCCTTTAATTATAATAGCACCTGTAATGAGGCTCAATGTTCCCATAGCAGATTCTAGAGGTGTTAACCCTACATACGCTAACATTCTTAATAGCCCTAAATACCTGAGCTTATCTTCCATTTTAACCAATAGATTGACATCCTGAACGTTATACTCAACAAATGTTTGCCAGTCGTCATCAGCTAAACTGGATAGATTTGTATTCCCGTAATCCACTTTCTTTTCACCTAGCTCTAGCTCGGCAATGGAATCTAGTTTATATGATTCTCTTAATCCGACGCTAAATTTCTTATATACATCTAAGAAATCCAAGCACGCTACACCGTTAATATACCATCGCGTTTGCTCTTTACCAAATTGACCCATCATCGTGCGTTGAAATAGGTTTCCCACGGGAGAGAGACGCTCAGCATTGTGTTCTCCCAGCACCTTACTGATCCTATTAACTAGATAAGGGATATCGAAGAACTCACTGTTCCACCCGGTTATTACATCCGGGTGATCTTTTTCTAAATGGAGGAGAAATCTTTCTAACATCAACGCTTCAGTACTGCAATAAACATAATCGCAATTATCTATAGACTTCTTAAGCTTCTTTGTTCCCCATGTGTAAAACTTCTTATCAATCGAATCATATATTGTTATGACGTTAATCGCATCTTTCGCTGATTCCGGGTGAGGAAAATCTCCCGGGGAGTATGTCTCAATATCTAAGTAGTGTATCTTAAGCGGGTGTTGTGTGAATTCTGGTTTGTCGTGCTCCTGCCAAAATTGCTCAATTAAAAATTGATGGTCGCAATTAACATTCTCAAATACTCTTGTTATACCGGAGTTTGATAAAAATTTACGTCTCTCGTACTGATTAGTAAATGTCCTTCTCTTAACAGGTGTATTAAATAGGGACGTTCCGGTGCCCTTTAGTTTTGTTTCTACATATAAAAACGGATTATAACTAGTCTCTGCTGTTATTCGTTTACCATCCTCATCCCAGGTGAAAAGCTTTACACATTCATTTCGTTGATCATAATATACGTTGCGATACATAGGATTTAATATATATTATAGTATAAATAATTTAATAATGCAAACGTTTAAGCAGTTTTTCGAGGCTAATCATATATTAGCTGAGAGCAGGAGAAATTTTCTCAAAACATTGTTCGGTACAGCCGCAGCAGCAGCTGTTAGTAATCCGGCAAAGATTGCTGCCGAAATAGCTAAGAAAGCCGGATCGCCATGGTTGAAGATGACGTTAGAAGGAGACTTCGCGTTCTACGATAATGCAATGGTGGGACCAGAGGTGATTGGTACGTTGACCAAGGGTGGTGGAAAATATATTCCAGGTATTAGTGATAGTGGTGATGTGATTATAGATTTTGATGATAGTGCAATTGATCTTATGCAAGTGTATGTAAAGCCTGGTACTGATTTACATAATAAGCTTAAGGCTGGGTTAGAGAGTGATGAAGGGTTTTTCGATCCGGATGATCGATCCACATGGGGAGATGCTGCTAGTACATTTGAACAGGAAGTATTTAAAACCGTAACCGGGTCTGATAGCAGTACACAATGGTATGAGGATCAGATTGAGTCACAGACGGAACAAGCAATCGAGCGATATGGAAAGCTTCCGGATCACCATAAGGACGGTTACGAGGACGTGGATGAGGATGGATATCAATCTCAAGCTACGATGGATTCTACAGACCAAGCTCACAGATATTTAAAATGGTCATCGGAGGATACCGGTATAGATGTACCAGAAGAGATAAAGGCAGTCATTGAGCGCGGATACATGAAAAGTTATGCCCGAGGCGCGGGCAGCGGTAATGAAGCTGTGACGACTGATTCGCTCGAGAAACTGAGAAAGTTGACCGGTGATGTGGATCTAGAGGATCCAGATGAAGATGATTTGTATCGTTGGTTGGAAGGAGAAGCGGATAATGTACATGATAAATTTAGGTCCATGGGTGATGAAGCACATGGCGACTACGAACAACTACCAGGAACCGGTGCAGACACAAGCTGGGATGATGGTCTAGGTAACGTGCTATCATTAGCTCAAGTGCTGGCACATGCAGAAGAGTGGAATAATAAGAGCCCGGAAGAGTTGGAGCATCTGATGATACCGACTGAACGAGACCCGGCGCGAGTACAAGCTGCTGATACTAGCCATCCTCTATTGATAGCTTATGATGGTAAGAAACCGATCAAGATACTAGACGGTCAACATCGATTACAAAAAGCATTAAATACCGGGATGACAGAAGTGCCGATAAATCGTGTAGACATAAACAGTGATCCAAAACTAAAACAAATGTTCGGTACAGAACTAGATGAAAACATTTAAACAATTTTACGAAGCAGACCAGCATCCTAGGGCATTCCATGGTCAAACGTATGGTGATAATGACGGTCAATATAAAGTGGAAGAGATTGATGCATATGCTAAAGAACACTATCCAGATGTCATAGCTGTACCTGTAGCAGATTTAGAGCATCAGTTAAAGCCAACCAAATATGAGACTCATGATGAAGTTCCTGGATCAGATGAGTTTGCGGCTCGTGCAAAAATGGCTACTTTTGAACATCCTGTATTAGTAGTTAGATATAGAGATGATAAATCCGGACATGAATTATGGATCGCAGATGGTTCTCATCGAGTATGGAAAGCAAAACAAGCTGGAATGAAGACGATTGACGCATACGTTATACCGAGTGATGAGTTGAGAAATTTACCAACTAAATTACCACCATGGGATCCAGATAAAGAATGGGAAGACGATGAAGACGTTTAAACAATTTTTTAAGGACGTGAATAAAGTCTCAAAAGCTATTATATATCAAGAGGGTCGCATATTAATGCTTAAAAAGTCTAAAGGCTGGGAGCTTCCCGGTGGACATCTTCATGAAAAAGAGACGTTCGAAGAAGGTCTTCGAAGAGAAGTTTATGAAGAAACACAATTAACTATACGTAACCCGAAACCAGTGGGTGGAGATGTTGATTTCGCTCTTTTTTTAGTGACTAACTTTACCGGTAAGATAAAGATCTCAAAAGAGCATAAAAAATTTAAATGGTTTACACTCGAACAACTACCATCAAAAAAATTAACTCAAGTTACTAATAAAACGTTACCGGAGATTTTACAAGCGATTCAAGCGATTCAGTAATTCTCTGTTAGAGTCACCATATGGTTGAGTGTATAGTTCTAAATATTTTCCAAGATTATTAGAATCTTCCAACCACCTGTCCTGGATTGACATATTGGCTTTTCGGCAATGCTTTAAATATGATTGCTTATCCGATGTCACATCTTTTATTTGATCGATCATATCATCTCCTGTTTGAAACTTAAGAAGAGCATTTTCATATGTTATCATATCTTGACATATGATAGGTACACCCAGTGCACTTGCCTCGATAAACTTAATGTCACTCTTACATCTATTAAATGTATTATCTATTAATGGCGCTACCATACAATTGATCTTTAGTGATTTTAGTAGATTAGGTAAGTCATAAAGCTTAGCCCAAGGATGGAATTCAATCTTACCGGTCTTCACTAGGTTTTGTAATGGAATAGGATATGCACCGACAAACACCCATTGAAAATCCTTCATGGTCTTCATTATTGCATTTCGGACATGAGCGAAATCGTCTTGCTGATTTGCTTTATTATCAACGTCAAAATGAGCTCCGGAGCCTGCATATAGAATGCGAGGTTTTCGGCGCTTCTTAACATGCCGGTCATAATTCTTGGCGATCAAACTCTCATCAAACAAGTGACCTAACCACCATTTAGGCGGATAATTGGGTATGACTGTTACGTTCTGATTACTAGTTTTTTGACTGTAGTAATCTTTCATATAGTTGCATGTAACAGTTACTTCATCGCACATCTCAATCATTTCCTGAGAAGCATTACGAACTTCATCAGCTTCGAAAGCATGACGAAATTTATTATACTGAGGTATATCCTCCCTAAACATTACATCATCAATCTCATAAATTAACCGGAAGTTTTCTTTATCAGCAAGTTTTCTCATCCATTGCAAAAACTGTAACTGGTGAGGGGAAGCCTGTCTCTGAAATCTTACCGATTTTACACCTCTATATATACTGGGATCCCGACACATTACTGTTGAGCCAATCGCAACCATTTTACCGTACGCATTAAGAGCATGCTCCGGCCAGATCATCCGCCAGAACCCACAGCCGCTGTAATCAGCATAATAGTTCATCGATCTAGGAAGGTTTGCTTCCGGAGGTCGATTACTGGGTTGCTGCGATTGCCGAGGTTGAGATGATGGTCGAGGTATTCCAATTGGAGTTGATCCAATTACTGATCCAAGTATTGTTCCGTGTGCCATATTATTATGTATCTAGGTTTTCCGGTATTGCTACCCGGGTTGTTATACCATTAGTCTTTTCTAAAAAGATAATTTCTCCGCTAGCGAGTTTAGTGCTTTCCTTCCGGTGACTGATAACCATAATACACTCATTATATTTCTCTGCTCGGTCATTTAGTATATCCACTACCAATTCAACCCCACGCTCATCGAGACTAGAATCGAAAAGTTCATCATATATACTGAAATTGAAAGCAACATCGCCTTGAAGCCTCCGGATGTCCATGAAGGCGAATAAACAAGCTAGGTCGATGTTTTTGCGTTCCGCTCCACTAAAATTAAAGTATGAACAAATCTTACCTTTTTCATCAATTATTTGTTCTTCGAAATATTCATTAAACACACATATGCAATTAGCATCCATCTTCTTAAGATAATACGCGAGCTTACTATTAAACAGCTGTAATATCTTCTTAACAATATACGATTTAACGCCTTCTTCAGATACTATAAATTTGATAATATCAAGAGTATTGATCTGCTTCTTTATAACATCGATGACCTCTTGATTCTTCTCTAGTCGTTTACTATACTCAGCAATAGATTTATCAAAAGTTGTATCTTGCTTATCGACTTGATTAATATCTTCTAAGATTTCTTCGTTCCATTTCTTCAACTGCGCGATGCGATCTTTCATATTTTCCAATTGATGCTTTTGAAGATCTGCTTGTCGTTGTGTATTTATATACTCGGCTTTTTCTGCTTTTACAGCAGTGGCTATTTTCCGGGCCTTTTCAAGTTTATTGGTTGTGGTTTCTATTACTACCGTATTATCGTCAATCTGTCCTTGTAGTTTCGATTTCTCTGTATCAATATGACTACGGTCTGCATTATTAAGTGACCGAGAGCAGGTTGGGCAAATTTCAGCGGAGGTCCCTAGGTTATTCCGGGTTTTTTGCAGGTGTTTAATATCATTGTTGATAACGGCAATCTGCCGGGTGTATTTATCTATTTTCTCCTGACATAATAGCTGGTTTTCGTCACACTTTTGCTTCTTTTTCTCTAATTCTGTGAGATCTATTATATCCATCTCTTTTTTATTGTGAAGCAAGCTGGTAAGCTCGGCATAATTAGCCGTCTTCCTGGTAGTTAGCTTCTCTTTGTGTGATTCCTTCTGTTTATGCTGATCGAGCTTTTGGGTTTCGTACGATTGCAATGTATTAGATATTTCCTCATATCTTACACACTCTGAATCAAATTCTCTCATTATATCGTTATATTCACCACGAATACTGGTCAACATACTACTAAAAACCTGTAAGTTGAATATACCTTCAATAAATTTTCGTTTCTCAATCTTCCTTTTTGCCATAAAAGGGACAGTATTATTAACTGTCATGATAATACAGTTCTGAAAAATCTCAGCTGAGCTATTTATAATATCTGCTATATACTCGTTCGTATTTGAAATACTGTCCCTAGTCTTGTCTTCACCATCTACATATAAATAACATTTTGTAGGTTGCAAGACTCTCATAATCTTGTAATTTATTCGAGATTCATTCTCCTTAACAACAAACTCTAAGGACACCTCCGCTCCGGATTGAGTAACATTATTAGACATGTGCTCTTTTTTGAGATCTCGCAATGTATCTCCGAATACTGCGAAATATATGGCATCTGCTATCGTTGACTTACCAACTCCGTTGCGTCGGTCCTCTTTATCTTTGTTAAGACCGGTTATAACGTTAAATCCTGGTTTGAAGTCAACACAAACAGGTGTATCTCCTACAGATAAGAAGTTTCTTATCGTTAGTTTATTAAAAAAAATGTATTTCATTTAGATGATCTGTATAATTCTAATGTCTGTTCAATTATAGTAGGTTTATCCTCTATATCTAGGAGGCCTATAAACTCTTCAATTGCTGTCGGTATATCAACTCCGGAGATTCCAGAGGTGTCTTGTTCATCAATTCCAAACTTGTCAAAGTTAATTGCATAATCAGTTGTTATAGAGAGTGTCTCTAGCTCAGAGAACTTTGACAATAGAAATTCGATCTCATCTGGTGATATATGTCTATCTATTATGAATTTAACAATATTCTTTGCAAATATCTTCTTAACCTCGGCTGTTATACCCGGATGTTTAATAAGGTCTGACAGTAATACCTTTTTATGTTCAGGGGATATAGTATTTTCATGGAATTCGTATGTCTTATTAGGTATATCTATGATATAATAGCCTTTTGTGCAGTTTACATCACCGAAATCCATTTGATACGGGTTACCGACATATACTATCTTTCCTTTTTTATATTCTCGCTCTTCTCGATGGTGAAAGTGACCAGAGAATACTAAATCAGAGTTATCTAGTAAGTCTTTGCTTTTAATGCCTTCTGTACATACCTTAAAGTGATTCATTTTAAATGACTCTATCTCAAAATGACCGAATATGATGTCACTCTTTATTAGTTCCTCTGATTGCGTTCCCCAGGGACAAAATAAAATGTCTCTACCGAACAAATTAGTACTAGTCGGCGTTTCAATAATTGTTATATTCTTCCATCCCTTAAGAATGGACAATGAATTGACATCGATCCGGTCTTTATAGTATGAATCATGGTTCCCTATAATCATAACTATATTAAAATCCTTCCATATAGTTAAGATGTCGGTTGCTAACTGAATAGTATTAACTGCGATTTCCGCTCTGTAATGAAAAAAGTCACCGGAGATGAAAATATCCGTTATCTTTTGCTTTTTTAGAGCATCTCTAAGCCATGTAGCCCAATTTATCGCGATATCATGCCACATTGGATTATTTTGATGTACACCGAAGTGTAAATCAGCCACACAGCATATTTTTTGCTGTGTAAATGTGGGTCGCTTAACTGTCATTTGAAGTCTCGTCGTGACTTGAAGATGTAAGTGAAGCCTGACCTTCGAGGACGAGATTTTCGAACACTTGTTCTTGGTATTCAGATACAACTTCGCGTTGTTTCTTTTCTTTCTTTATGCGGTTGATAAAAGCATGGAAAGCGATTGTAGTAAAGTACGAAAAGGGATTATTTCCGGAATCTAGATCAAATTTCTTATTTTTTAGTGCGGAAAACATCTTAACAATCGCATCTCCGACCATATCGTCGCGATATGAATAGTTAATGAAGTTTGGAGCGTAACTTAACCCGGTTGCGATCTTATAAATATATACTCCTAGGATCTCACTAACATTCTCATCACCTTGACCATAATAAGTTGTCAGTTCTCTTAAAAAGTCCTTTGAGTTAACGTAATGAGGGCGGTCTTTACCTCTAGGTTTCTTTTTCTTCGGTTTTTCCTTCTTCTCAGGTGGTTTCTTTACTGTTGCTTGTGATTTTTTTGATGCCATAATTAATATTTTCAGATTTATAGTGAGATATTCTCTTTTTCATATGCTTATAACCATAGTATAGCTGATCGGCTAAGTCTATTATTATAACATTAATTTTATCCTTATGCAAGCGAAGACCTCGACCGATTGATTGAATTATCTTTATTTTTGCCTTTCCTCCGCTAGAAAAGATGATATAGTGTAAGTTTTTAATGCTGATACCAGTGGAGAATATTTTTGAGATTGCAATACATATCACATTTTTCTTCTTTTCCATCATTCTCTTTACTTTATCTCGGTCTTCAACTGCAACGTCCCCTCTAATAAAGAAGACCTCTTTATCTGGACATGCTTTGGTCAGAATATCGTACAATACTTCACCGTGATTGATGTAATCAACCATTACTAATGCATTATTATCTACATTCGTACATAAATTGGTTATTGTATCGTTTCTAAACTTGTTATTAATGATAAAATCTAGTTCTTGTCGGTATTTCTTTCCTGGATCGGCTAGGTTCCGGTTGGTTGCTTTAGGCTTATCGTCTCCGTAGTCTAGTTTAAGTACCTGCACTTTCACATTAGCTATATGTTTTTCCTGTCTTAATTGATAACTATTCTTCTCAAATAAGATAGGACCTATCTTCCCTATAATATTCCATTGATCTATCTGCTCTTCCGGGAGTGTACCGGTGAAGCCAAATTTATTCGGAGTTCTTATACCTTTAAGTATTTTGTTGATCTTATTATTCTTCCTTAACTTATGAACCTCATCGACTATCAATAAATCAATATCATTTAACCACGAGACGTCAGATTTATCGCTCTGTAATATACCAGCATTCGCAACTATAACGTTACTGTGCAAATTCACAGGATGATTACCGGTCCATTTAGAATGTTGAAACGATACTCCGTATTCATTAAAGTCACCGGTGGTTTGATTAACTAACATTAAGTCCGGTACCAAGACTAAACATTTAAGTTTACGAGATCTTCTATATATCGACTCAATCAGCGAAGCAATTGTTAGTGTTTTACCACCAGCGGTGGCTAGGACAACTACACCTCGCCCGACCCGAAGGCAGACATTAACTATATCTCGCTGATAATCTCGCAGAGGTAGATTTAAATCCGGTATATCTGTTATACTGTAAGCCGGTCGGATATTATCCGCGAACTTTTCAGTTTTATGTAATTTTATGTTATATTGACTTTCTTTTAAGAATTTTCTGATCTCATAATACATGCACGGGTCGAATCTACCGGTGGGAGTAATAATATATTTCCGTTTAGGTGCAAAACCACCTCTATATCTAGCGAATTTATGAGCTTCATTATATACAGAGAAAGCTTGCCGGACTTGATCGAATAGATCTCCGGAGATCAAGCCAACGTTTCGTTTATCGTCAAAATCGAACTTAAGATTCATTACATTGTTTCAAGTTTCATTATTTCAGTCAGGTTTTTAATATCGAATGTCATGCTGCTGAATATTCGCTCGACCTTTTCTAGGAATGAAATGATTAATTTTTGTTCTGCTATTTTGTTTCTAATATCTATAACGCTAGGCTGGTCTTCGATAGCCTTTGCTGCTACTGGAGAGGATACTTTATATGGTGCTTCATCCTTTACTTGCTTAAGGAGGGTAGATTTCTTGGTCTTTAATGACGCTTCCAACTCTATTACTGTTTGCTTGTGACGGATCAGTCTCCCTACCCACTTATGCTTGATCGCCGGAAGTTTCGACTGCACCGTCTGTGCAGTAAACACGTCTAGCTTTGTATCCGCTTCCATTTCTTCCATGTATTCATCTAGTATCTTCATGCGTCTGTATTAAATATAATTATATAATATGTCTCAAGAAAATCAACATAAAAGCAGTGGCTTATTCGCAAAGGTATTCTATAATCTATTAGATGAGGATATGTCAGCAGGTTCCGGTGGGGTTTTTGGATCATTTGATTCAGGTCCCGGTGATACGTATGCTCCTGGCGACGCTAGGATACCATTCGTGTTGGGAGGAAAGAAGAAACGGAAAAGGAAGTCGAAAAAGAAGCGGAAAACGCGGAAGAAGAGGAAGTCGAAGAAAGGAAAGAAGCGAAAAGTGAAGGAAGACTTTGTAATACCAAAAAGTAATATAGACTCATCAGCAGTTCAACGGAGACCAGCAGTAGGGCGCATGTAATATGGCTAATTATAATAAAAACAAAGGCAAAGCATATGAGAGAAAGGTCGCGAAAGATCTTTGTAAGGTATTCGACCTAAGCTTTACTAGGACACCGAATTCCGGTGCATATGTTGGAGGAATGAATGCTTTCCGCACAGAGACACTATCAGAATCGCAAATTCTATTAACAGAAGGAGATATAATTGTCCCGGATGAAATGAGGAATATGAAGATTGAGTGCAAGACTAGGAAGAACTTCTCTTTCCATGCACTATTTACACATAATAAAGAATTGGAGAGCTGGATAGCTCAAGCAAAGAGTGCAGAAAAAGTATGGCTCCTTATATTTAAGATAAATAACTGCGGTGAATACATATGCTTTGACCAAAGACTGTTTGAGAACTTTAAAATTAATAATTTTCTTGTATATGGTGATGTAATTATAGTACCATATAAAGATTTCTTTGAATGTAACAAGCAATCTCTCTTGGATTTATGTGCATAGATAAGATTCGATTAAATACATACAATTTAACATTCGTAGATATTAATTCAATCGTTTCCGCGTGCGAGGTTGATATTATCGATGATCTGTACCAGTATCAATTGCTAGATAACCTTAAATTCAATAATATTGACACTAAAAAAGTGTTCTATTATTATATAATAAAAAAAGTATGTGATATCCTGATCAATTCAAAGGATTCTAACAAGATAGTATTTTGGTTTAATGACCAAGGACCAGGAGAGTGCGACATTTTGCAGTATACAAGTCAATCTCGGTTGAATGCATTTATACAAACTGTTTTCAAGAAGCTTAGAGCGTTCTTTCCGGTGAAGTTTTATACTAGTGAGATTGAGTTTGAAGAATTTCGGAGAATTGTCACCGATGACCCTGGAGCTCTTCGTGAGATAGTACAGAATGTTCATGAAGCGATGAAAAAATTTAAGATCGAAAGCTATACATTTAGCAAAGTCCGGCAATTCATTAATAATTACGAGTTAACATATCTTGATAATCATTATTTTAATCAAGTGAAAGTTAAAGCGATTATGTATAAATAATAGTATATGAGCAAATTCGATGTGAAACTTACAGAGAGCAAGGAGAAATACCTACATATTCCTCCACCATTGGTTGAAGACCTACAGGCTGGTATTCAACTAGAAGACGTATCGACATTCTCACAAGCAAATGATTATTTTGAAGAGAGCTTATACGGGTTTGCGAAAGGCGTTGCCAAAGATGTTAAGCAAGGTGTAAAGAGTTTAGGAGCTGATACCAAAAGCGCGAATCCTGGGGTGAAGGGAAAGGCTTGGGGAGTCACGAAGGATCTTTTTAAGGCTCCTGGGCGGATATTTTCTGGCGCGGCGAATGCTTATAAAAAGAGCGGAGAGTTAGCGGCGAATTTGGCGAAATCCGGGGACAATATCCTTGATATCGGGAAACGAGCTTTTTCGAGCGATCCGAATAGTAGCAATCCTACAGCACCTGGAGGTCCTAATGGACCTAGTAACCCGTTATCAGACTCCGGAGGAGATGTACGCGCGACGTTCGAAAAAGTGTTTTCATCGCAACGTATCACAGCAGTTGGACCAGTAATCGTACCGATTGGAAGCGCGAATGGTGTAAGCTTTGAAGCGAACAAAGCTCGTGACTATATTGAATCATTAACAACGGTAACACCATGAGTAAATTTAACAGACTTATACAAGACACAGGACTAATAACTGAAGCTGCATCTGCAGCCATCGATATAATTAACGATGTATTAACTGCTCCAAACAATAACCGGACAGTACCGAACGCGTTTACCTCAACTAGTGGTACACCGGTTTCGATTAGTACAAAACACATAATCGATGATCTAAAAGCACATGGATGGCAAGTTGCAAATGATCCAAATGCACCTACCGGAGATTTATGGAGTGTAATCGCATACGCTATAGAAAATCCAACCATACAACTAATAATGGTTAATATTACTGATGGTCAACGACAACAAACATGGAAAATTAACAGAAGTCAGTTCATACCATGGTTACAGAATATAGGCTTCACGGGCCCAACTATTCGATAAATATCTTTATAATCTCATGAAATTCGAGCAAACAATCAATAAACATTTCCGACTTCTAAGAGAAGCGGAAGAAGAATTACCAGAACTACCGCCTGGTCCAGAAGCGGATCCAGCAGCTATGGGTGAAGCCCCACCGGTAGACCCGGCTGCCGCGGAAGCGCCTCCGATGGAGCCCGGACTCGGTGATGTACCAGAGGAATCTCCGGATGTAGTTGCGATGAAAGCTCAATCTCTTGAAGATACACGCAAAGCAGCTCTCATAAATCCGGCAGACTTAACTGATGAACAGAGACATGCCTTGTCAGCCGGTGAGGTCACTGTTAGTAATATCGATGAGAAGGAAGCGCTGATACGTGATATATTAGGTGCAAATCCCGGTGATGTTACTGTCGGTGGACTAGAAAGTCGACCAGGAGTTGTGTAATGAATAGTGACATCACTAAGCTGTATCTTGAAGGTGTAAAAGACCTCCCCTCGAAGAAAGAGGAATCAAAATGGAAGTCAATGAGAGAGCAATATCTCCAGGAAATATTGATAGAGAGTAGCCATATAGGAGCTGATTACAAGATAGTAGATTCTGATGGCGCGCAGATTGCTTCAGCTAGATTAACTCCGGAACAATTAAGTAGAGCTGAGAAGCTCTTTAATTCAGCTGCTAATATGTCTAATAAATCACTAAAAAGCCAGATCGAAGACTTAATCAACTCTACCGGGTTCGGGTCAGGTGATAATGCGAAGGGTGGAAGGGCTCTTTTGCATACGCTACATTATATATTCGGTGTTGAGATAGAAGATCATGCAGATTCGCATGAGATGCTTGAGAACATGATTGATAGAGGTACAAAAATGGACATAACACCTCATATACAAAGTGAAACCATGTTCGAGGTAACCGGTTTGGTCCACGGTAATGAAAATTTTAATAAATTACAAGAATATAAAGAAGTAATAGGCTCCTTGTTTATGTCTAAACCATCAAAACAGCCAAATGTAGGTGATGGTGAATTTATGTTATGCTGTTTCTTTAATACAACTGAAAATAGTGCAGATTCTCGAGCTGATCTAATAACAGACAACAAATACACTGTTGAAGTTAAAGGTAAAGATGCTAGGATGGGATCAGGGAGTGATAATTACGCATTTAATGTATGGAAAAACCGGAAATTCCAAGATCTGATCAGCTCCGGAGGTGGGGATGGTGTAAAACGGATCGCGACTCAACAGCAGTATTCAAAAAAAGTCAATATCAAGAGCCCATCATCATGGACCAGTAAAATTGTCACTCAGATCGGAAAAGTTTTTCCGGCGCATGACGGGCTTTATTCAAACGATGAAGAGACAAACAATATTGTAGTGAATGCGTTGGCAAAAATTGAAGAGCTCATGATGAACATCGGTGCCAGTACATTTGATGACTCATTTATAGCCTCAATATCAGAACAAAAAGACACGTTAAGTAATATTGAATGGGATACTTTAGGCAAAAACAATAACAGGAAAGAAGAGATTGTACCTGGTAAAGTTTATGCCGGTGCCGGCACCAAAAAACCGGTTAAGACTATCATAGATCAGCTCGATATACTCATTCCTCTCTTAGGACAAATTCACAGTTATGAAGTCGCAGCGAACCTTACACACACTGCATCATTCTACGGGCAGCAAATCCAAGCTTGGGTTAACTGGATAGTGGATGAAGTTAAAAAAATAAGCGATGCGAATCTGACCGGACAATTTACCATTAACGAACTTACAAATATATTTATTGACGGTATGCTTGAAGCGAGGAACTGGTCATTCGATAAAGATCCGACTGCTCTCTCAAATCTTCGAAAACAGCTAACTCCTATATGTACAAGACTTCTAATTGGCTGCCAGACCGGGAATTGCGAACTTAATAATAATGCATCTCAAGATATACCTAGCGGAACAATTAGAGCTCTAGTAGCAGCGATACATGTGTGGTGTTATCATCGAACTAAGAAATTTCATAGTATATTATTCATGAGCGAGAATAAATTTTCCCCAGATAGCTTAGCTACATCTATATTTCCTTGCATAGGTCTTGACTTTCCCGAGGAGGGAGAGAGACCTCTCAATGAACTGTACGACTTCTTTATGAACAACGCGTTTACTATTCAATTGGATATAGATGAAGCTAGGAAAGACGGTATTAAAGTAAATTTTGACGGATGAAGACATTTAAGCAGTTTTTAATCAGCGAAGCTAAGTTAGGTTTAGGTGACCCTAAGGAAC